AAACAACTTTAACGGTTACAGATCCAACAGCAGATAGAACAATTACTTTACCAAATGCAACAGGTATAGTTTCTTTATTGGATAACACAGAAACTTTAACAAACAAAACTATTGACGCTGATAATAACACAATTTCTAACATTGGAGATAATGAATTATCAAGCGGAATTAGTGCTACTAAAATTGGTAATGGTGATGTGGATAATACAGAATTGAGTTATTTAAATGGTGTTACAAGCGCCATTCAGACACAAATAGACACAAAAGCCTCTACTGCTTTTGCTATTGCTCAGGCCGTTGCTCTAGGATAACACACTATTTTTATTATAAATAGTAGTAAACACTTATAGGGATTAATAATGGCAACGCCAGCTACAAGAGAACAATTAAAACAATACGCTTTAAGAACACTAGGAAAGCCTGTCATTGAAATTAACGTAGATGACGACCAACTAGAGGATAGAATTGACGAAGCGTTACAGTATTTTGCTCAATATCACTATGATGGTATTCGTAGAACGTATTTAAAATATCAATACACTCAAGCTGATAAAGATAGAATATTATCTACCGCTTCGGAAACAGGTACTAAAAATTCAGTTTCTACAAGTTGGGTTGAAGATAAAAATTATCTAGTTGTTCCAGAATCAGTTGTTTCAGTAATAAACATATTTCCATTTTCAGATAAAGGTAATCTAAACTTATTTGATGTAAGATACCAATTAAGATTAAATGACCTTTATGATTTTTCGTCAACATCTATAATTAACTATGATGTTGTATTAAGACATTTAGATTTTTTAGATCACGTGTTAGTCGGTGAAAAACCATTAAGATTTAATCAACACGATAACAGACTATACATTGATATGGACTGGTCAAATGATTTAACAGTAGGCGAATATCTTGTTATAGAGGCCTATCGTAAATTAGATCCTACAGTTTATACAGATGTTTATAATGACATTTTTCTAAAAAGATATGTAACTGCTTTATTTAAAAAACAATGGGGAGCAAATCTTAGCAAATTTAATGGTGTAACTATGATTGGTGGTGTTTCTTTAAATGGTCAACAAATATTTTCAGAAGCGTTACAAGAAATTGAAAAACTAGAACAAGAAATTAGAAGTTCGTATGAATTAAATCCAGCTATGATGATAGGATAATGCTATGGCTGTTAACCACTATTTTCAACAAGGTAAAGGCATAGGCAGTTCCGAAGAACAAAGACTTTACGAAGATTTAATTATTGAAGGCTTAAAAATTTATGGGCAAGATATTTACTATCTGCCTCGTTCACTTGTTAACCAAGATATAATTTTAGGTGAAGATACTTTATCCAGATTTAGAACAGCACACGTTGTTGAAATGTATATGGAAACAACTGAAGGCTTTGCTGGCGAACAAGAAATTATCAATAAGTTTGGTTTAGAAATTAGAGAAGATACAACCTTTATGGTTGCTAAAAGAAGATTTGATGAGGCCGTTGATAGTAAAACAGCTTTAATTAAAGAAGGCCGACCAAACGAGGGCGATATACTTTATATGCCTTTAATGAATAGTTTTTTTGAAATACAATTCGTTGAAGATCAGGAACCATTCTTTCAATTAGGAAATTTACCTGTTTATAAATTAAAATGTACTCGTTGGGAATACAGTTCAGAAAGATTAGATACAGGTGTTACAGATATTGATAGTGCCGAAGATCAATATACTTTAGATCAATTAGCACATCAAGTTTCATTAGAAAATGAAACAGGTTCAATTGTATTAGAAAATGATAGTGTTACAGGTGAAACAAATTATATGTTATTAGAAACATATGCTATACAAACACAATCGCCTTATGCTGATAATTTAGATTTAGATACTGAGGCAGGCTTTGATACGGCTTCTACGGCTGATGATATATTAGACTTTACTGAACGTAACCCATTTGGAGAGGTAGACTTTTAATGTTTGGATACTTTTATAACGAATCAATGAGAAGAATGACAATTGCCTTTGGTCAATTGTTTAATAATATACAAATTAAAAGAAAAGACTCTAGTGATACTGTAATACAATCTATTAGAGTTCCTTTATCTTATGCTCCAAAAGAAAAATTTTTAGTTAGATTAGATCAACAACCCTCTTTAGATGAAAGAGAATTTTCTATTACTTTACCTCGTATGTCTTTTGAAATATCAGGTATTACATATGACCCTAGTAGAAAATTAAATCGTATTCAAAAATTTAAATCAGTAAAAACGGCCGCTGAAGGTAAGATATTAGATTATAACTATATGCCTGTCCCATATAATATATCATACACCTTAAATGTATTTACGGCAACGGCAGAAAGTGGCCTACAAATTGTAGAACAAATATTACCTTTCTTTCAACCAGACTATACGGTAACTGTTAATGCTATACCAAGTCTAAATATCAAAAGAGATGTGCCTATTGTGTTAAATAGTGTTAACTATGATGATAGTTACAATGGTGATTTTACTGCTAGAAGAGCTGTGATATACACATTAGGATTTACTGCCAAAACATATTTATTTGGACCAGCACAGACACAAAAAGTTGTTAAAACAGTACAAACAGATTTACATACCAATACAACTGGTACTGAAAGTAGAGAAGTTAGAATTGAAATTACACCAAATCCAACAACGGCTGACGCTGATGATGACTTTGGATTTACTACAACCATCACGGATTTTAGCGATGGTAAAAATTATAACCCAACCAACGACCAAGACGAATAAATATATAAATAATAGAGAGAACAACAATTATGGCCATAAACAGAATTAAAACAGGTGGTATTACAGACGGCACTATTCAAAGTGGCGATTTAGCACCAGGTAATATAGCTAATGATAGATTAGCAAATAATACAATTACAATTAACGGAACATCAATTGCTCTAGGAGCAAGTGGTGATATTGTTGCTGGTACAGACTGGCAAGCCGTAACGGTGGCCGATGGTTCTACTACAGTAAATACAGTTGCTGGCGGTGGTTATCTATTAGACACAAACGCTGGTGTTATAGAAGCTTTTTTACCAAGTTCACCAACTAGAGGTGATACTGTTGTCATAGCAGACTATTCAGGAACTTTTGCTACAAATAAATGTATTGTAAACACAGGTGGTGTAAATATTGACTCAACTGTAGGTAATGAGTTTAAGTTAGATACAAATAATACAATTGCAGAATTTATTTACATTGACTCAGCAAAAGGCTGGTTAGTAAAACTTAATCAGGCGGCTGGTACTACACCATCAACCACAGGAAATGAAGCGGCTGGGGTTTATGATAAAGATGCTGAATATATAGTTGCTACTGGAGGTACAATCACTACATCAGGTGATTACAAAACTCACATTTTCACAGGTGATGGTTGTTTTGCTATTTCACAATTAGGTGGAGGATCTACACCTTGTGCTGAAGCTACAACATTAGATTATTTTGTTGTGGCTGGTGGCGGATCTGGTAATGGCTTTCAAGGTGGCGGTGGCGCTGGTGGTTTTAGATTGTCAAATGCAGTTTGTACTCCAAATATGTCACCATTATCTAATCCAACAGGATTAACAGCGACAGTCACAACTTATCCTATTTCAATAGGTGCTGGAGGGGCCTTTGCTCCTGGTTGTAGTCCAGATTCAAATCCTGGTTCAAATTCAGTATTTTCAACTATTACATCAGCTGGCGGAGGTGGTGGGGGAGCTAATCTTCAAACAGCAGATTCAGGTGGTTCTGGAGGTGGAGCTACTGGAGGTCCTGGTGTTGCAGGTTCAGGAAATACACCACCAACAAGTCCACCACAAGGTAATCCAGGTGGAAATGGTTTTGATGGAACTACTATTAACACAAATGGTGGCGGAGGCGGTGGTGCTGGCGGATCAGGAGGAAATTCTAGTAATGGAGTAGGTGGTGTAGGTGGTATTGGATCTTATCTTGGAGATACGTTTACTGGTCCAACAGCTCCTAGTTATGGAACTACTGGTCCAGTAGGTTCAACGAGATATTTTGCTGGTGGTGGTGGAGGAGGAACTAATGCACCTGGAGGTCCACAAGGTGTAGGCGGAGCAGGTGGTGGAGGTGGTTCTTGTGGTCCGGGTGATGGTGTTACTAATACAGGTGGTGGTGGTGCTGGAAAAGGTGGCACAGGTGGTAATGGAGGATCAGGTATAGTGATGATAAGGTACAAATATCAATAATAATATAACTTTATATTATATTACTTTATATTATATTATGATTGAAATAATTGATAATTTTCTAAATAAGACAGACCTAAAAAACATTAAAAATCAAATGTTACACGGTAACTTTAATTGGTTTTATTGTAACAATTCTCTATTAAAAAATCCTAATTTTAAAGGTAAAAAGGAACCTATGTTTCAACATACCTTTGTTAAAGATTATAAAATTAATAGTGACAAATTTAACTTATTAGATAAGTTGATAGAAAAAATAAATCAAACTAAAAAGCCAAAAAATTACATAAAAATTAAAAGCAATCTATATATGAAATGTTATAAAAAAACATCTCATAAATCACACGTTGATTTTCCTAATTTAAATAATTATATAACAGCTATATATTATTTAACTACTACAAATGGTTATACAAAAATAGGTAATAAAAAAGTAAAAGATAGAGAAAATAGAATTGTGTTTTTTGAAGGAAATACAAAACACAATGCTAATATTCAGACAGACAAAGAAGAAAGATTATTGATAAATATAAATTATGAATAGTATATAATTAAAACTGTTATATATACTATATTATTTTGAATGAAGGAAGTTAAAAAATGAATTTGAAAAATTATTATTACTATTTTCAATCGGCTTTGTCCCCAAAACTTTGTCAGGAAATCATAGATTACGGTAAACAACATCAAGCCGAGATGGCTGTCACTGGTGGCTATAATAGACAAAATGGTAAGATGTCTAAAAAAGACCTCAACAATATGCAGAAAAAAAGAAAATCTGATATTGTTTGGATGAATGATCGTTGGATCTACAAAGAAATACACCCTTACATACATCAAGCAAATAGAGATTCAGGCTGGAACTTTGAATGGGACTGGTCAGAGTCTTGTCAATTTACAAAATACGGAGTTGGCCAATATTACGGCTGGCATTGTGATAGTTGGGATAAACCTTATGATAAACCAGATGACCCTCAATCACACGGTAAGATAAGAAAACTATCTGTAACAATTTCATTAAACGATCCAGATGAATATGAAGGTGGTAATTTAGAGTTTGATTTTAGAAATCAAGTAGATTGGGAAAGAAACAAAAAGAAAACGATTAAGTCTTGTGAAGAAATACGACCTCGTGGTTCTATTATAGTATTTCCTAGTTTCTGCTGGCATAGAGTAGCGCCAGTAACAAGTGGTACAAGATATTCTTTAGTAATTTGGAACCTAGGACGCCCTTTTAAATAATGGATATATAATAGTGAAATAAGGAGTATAGAATGGCAGTAACAGCAAACAAAGACATAATGAAAACAGATTGGTACTTTAGT